CTTTTCCTCCGGCGATCTGTTATCACTTATACTGTAGCATGGTGATGAGCATATCGGTATGGGCTTCATGGCATCTATGGCTAATTTGATAGCCTTTTCTTTGATATCGCTTATATTAATTTCTTTTTGCATCCAGATCATACCGCTATTATGGCAATCAGGGAAATCGATATGATCAAAGTCACGTATTGAACAACATCCCTCGTTATAAAAACAACATCCTGTACAATGATCTTCTTTTATCTCCGGAATAGCCACGTATGTCTTTCCTTCGTATATTCTAACTTCTCCCTTTCTTACCTTATTCGTCTTATTCATCTTATCAAATTTTTATATCCTATTTTCTTTAACTGCTCTTCGGTAGCTTTCTCCTTCGGGAACTTCCCGTGCCATTTTCCGGGCACCACGACATCACGGCCGTCTGGGCTGGTAGCCAGCCTCCCGCATTCACTGCACAGCCCCATGCCCTTGTACGGCTGTAGTTCCTTGGCATACTCGAATTTGTCCACCATATACTCGTTTGTCAACATCCAGTAACTAGACGTAGCGGTATTATCAACGCAACCGCATTTAGCGCATACAAATAAGCTCATAGTAAATTATTTAATATCATTATCCTTCTTATCATCGTCAATCCTCTCCACCTTAATCATCCCCATATCACCTGAAGGTAACGTGATATCACTATACACATTATTCCAGTCCTCGTCAATGGCCAACTGATGTAATATCGACCTATATATTTGGTAGGTGTTGCCGATAAGTCTCTTCCTATTTATCTTATCCTTACTGCCTCCATCGTACCCTATATGCTCAAAATCCTCAAGATCTGGGAACAACCTTCTTCTTATCGCTCGTGAGTTATTGACTATAAAGCTTCTTATCCCCAGCGATTCCGTCCTATCCATATCATCTATCAACGTATCTGTTGTATGCTGTAGATCCATGTCACCCGCCGCAAATCTACTGATGTCTTCCACGCATTGTGAGATCAACATCAGTTGCTCCCTTGTTAAGGTTATTTTGTAAAGTTGTTTATTGTTTATAACCATCTATTTGTTCTTTATATTAATTACTTCCATTTTATACTTCTCTGGATACTCTAGGCATGTGCATACTATTAAAATAGAATCATTCAACATGGTTACTTTATTACCCCTATCATCTACATAAACAGTTTTAGGATAATAATCAACATCTTCTTCTTTTTTATCTTTACATCCTATCATGATAAGAGATAGGATGATGATAATACCTATTTTAATCTTCATCATATTCTATGCTATTTATAATCTCTTTTATAACGTCCTTAATGCTAACATCATCATTAGATGATAATGATCTATGTATGCTTATCGCAGCTCCTTTAACTCCTAGTCTTATACCTAGACTCAAAAATTTTTTATTAATATCCAGCATGCTTAATGAGCTGAATAAAGTTCGTGATGCTGTATCTGCCATATCATTAGTCTCATCACCGGTAATTGACGATAGTCTACTTAAGGCTGATAAAAGATCCTTACCTGTTTTGCTTGTCACTGTTTTAGATGAATGATCCATCATCTTACTATCCTGTACCTTATTATTTTCAAATGGTATCATAATAAGATCTTTATTGATGCTCTTATCCCAGCATTCTATATAACGATTTGATTGACATTCATGCCCGTCATAAAAGAAGCACTCTTTGCATGGTTCTTCTTTATTGAAACTAGCTGATGCTATCAATACGGTATCATTATCATATATTACATCACCTATTCTCATATTTCATGTTATTAATTTTCTCGATAAAACTACTCATGTAATCACAATCCATATCACAATCCTTTAGATGCTTACACATCTTATCTCCGTCCCTTGACAAGAACGGGCATGTATCCCTATGGGAGATTATGACCAAGTCAATTATCTTATCAACGCGCATATCAATATCACTAAGCTATAGATCATCCATGCTATCAACACCCACATCGTTATACTCAAATATGTTTGTATGTTCCTTGGGATTTGATATATTTCCCTGAACGTCAGCATCATAAATATGAAAGTCTTTAGGTTCATAACTTGCTATATTTTTCTATATAGTTAACTATCAAATCTTTAACTCCTTTTGGTACATCTACCAGTTTGAGATTACCTTGGAATATGTCCTTGCCGTACTCATCCATAATCTCTCCGAATGAAGGATTCATGACTCTTGTTGACATAGATATCGGTTGATCAGTGTCAAATTTGATAACGATCTTCTTTCCGCCATTTATCGCCTTTTTAAAAGCCACGTAAAGCTTTCGACCTTTTATTATATCACAATTCCCTTTCAGGATATTAGACATATGTATGACATATTCTTTCTTCGCATCTCCGGGGTTGTCCATAAGCTTAAGATCTCCTCCGGTATCTCTCCATTTCCTGAAGCACGGGAAACATAGGCCGTAATTTGCCTTGGCGTGTCTAGGTATCATCCTGCTGCTGCCGGCTGGGATCGTATCGCCACAGCAGATACACGTCCTATCCTTGTTGGTGCGCATCGGCACATAGCTCTTTATCGGGTATTCTTTTCTTTTATACATCTTCTTCTGTTTTCAAAATTATCATCACCATACTCATAATTAGGACAAGCTTTGTTGCTTGGTCGTCTAACATAAGTCTTTTGCTTCCTGTTATATTTACTGTTAGGGTTTATATAATGGTCACACACTTGCCAAATAGAGCAACATACTTTCCCGTATCTTTTCGCCCAATCATTATCATGCAGATGTACGCATGTAGAGCAAGTCGGATTCTTAAGCTTATCCTTGTTATCATCTATGATCTTATTGACCCGATCAAGAATAACATGCATTTTTTCAATATTTATGACGTTAAACGCGTCTGGTTTCGGAAGATATGTCATCGAGCTTATATCTATGTCCATTTCCTTGGATTTGTTGTAAGCCGATTTGTATTTCCTTACCATCAAATCTTTTAACTGATTTACCTTCTTCTCATATGTTCCCATGTCTCATTCGGTTTTCCATCCCTGTTTCCTTAATAAATCCACCATCATCCCTTTTATCTTAGGGCTAATGGCTTCGGTAAGTATATCAGCGGCCAAATTGATAGAGAAGCTGGTCATCCTAGACTCCCCTATATATTTCTCGCTGGTAACTTCTTTCACATAGTCGTGAATATCCTTAATCATCTCATTTTGAGATCTTAGGAGATCCAGTATCTCATCGAGTTTATCATCCATCTTTTTTCTCAAATACACCTGACAATAACCAGACAATCACTATCAAAAAGAAAAATAACCCAAGAGCCTCATCCGGGTAATCATGTATGGCCTCTAGAACATCTCTCATAGCTTGACATCCATTTTGTTGATTATCTTATAAAATATATCCCTAGTCAGCTCAATATCATAAGTAGCGTCATGGAGTTTATTCTCATCAATCTCAATACCCATAGTCTTAGCCACGGTCATCAACTTAAAGTTCTCCATATCGTTTCTTACGCCCATAAGGAATGGTGTCACCATAACATATACATCCATACAGTTAGGATAGAACCATGATCCGAAATACTTATCCCCACATTGCTGGAATAAAGCCCGTAGGAAGCTGTTATCGAATCCAGCGTTGTTATACCCCACTAAATACATTTTATCCCTCTTATCGAACTTATTCACGTATTTGGATAATATACCAACTAACTGCCTGTATCCGTCTTCCATGGGCTGATACGACTGCACTTGCTCCAAGGTAACGCCGGCCACGTCCAGCGCCTCTTGCTCTATCGTGGCGGCAGGATTCGGGGCTAGGCGGATGTCGAACCTCTCAGCCTCCTGCCCGTCGATATCCACGATCCCTCCTATTTGGTGTATCCCGTTTCTCCAAAACTTAACCCCGGTTGTCTCTAAATCGAAAATAGTAATTTCATATCTATTGATTTTTAAAATGTTCCTTAATCTTCTCCAATGCCTAAACAATTAAACGCCAACCATCCACTTACAACTCCCATCGCAAAAATAAACAAAACCATAAGCGAGAACAGCGCCCAATCTTTTGTATTTAGTTTATTGCTCTCCTTCTTTGCTTTTATTTTTTCAAGAATATTCTTGTCAACATTGAAATCGGAATCAAATGTCGCATTATTAGCTATCTTCCCATCGATGTCTTTGTTATTAATAAATATCTGTCTCTTAACACTCATATCCCTAATATTTCTGCTACATAGACAAATCCATAACATATATAATTATTATCGTCATGCTCACCATAATCCACATGCCATACAACGGCGCATGGGAAATAAAGTGGCATATCCTCGCCCATAGGCTCCTCTTTGAAGTCATCAATGTTTATCTTCTCCCTCCACCTCCACAGGTCTTGGATATCGTTCAAAATTAATTTCTCCATAACTATGACGGATAGGTAGTTATATACAATTTTACATCAAAACAAAGTTATATACATTTATACGGAAATCCGTACCGGGTTCCACCAAAACCCTCTACCTTCTGGTCTCTGAAGCCGATGGCGGTAGAGATAGGGAGGCCTGCCTCAACCAGCATCCTCCCCTGTTCTTTTGTGGTGAATATCCTTTCTTTCATCTAACCCTTGATCTTTTTCTCTACAGTAACAATCGTATCATTATGCCATCCCCCATGAGCCACTAGAAGAATCTCCTGCTGCTCGAAACCAAGCCCTGCCCCTATACCGCCGGAGTTCCACGCGCAGGTAATGACCACCCCGCCCTTCTTGGTGATCCTAGCTATCTCATTCTTCTGCCTAGCCCAGTAGCTGGATTGCGTTGTTTGCATATCAACAGCACCTCCAAGTCTTTTATACGACTCAGATACCTGTCTCGCAGAATATGGTGGATCATATAATACCATATCAGCTATATTATCATCAAGATGACACAAGAAGTCCGTGGCGTCTTTATGATACATAGCCTTAGTCTCAGGATCAAGATCGTTGGTTATCGTCCCTATATCGCTGTTTCTGGCGAATGGATCTACTATAACCATTCCGTCTTTTTTATATCTATCTATAAGTTCTCTTATCGGTTTTATGCTGAATGTCTCTTTATTCGGCATCGACCATGTCTTGTTTATAATCATATCGCTGTAATTGTGTTTTAAATATGAGTTTCATGGTACTTCTAGGTATAGGATCACATATATCTTCCCACCAATTCTTGTGCCCTTTCGGTGGATGTATATCCTTTTTCCATGAAGATCCCTTAACTGCCTTGATTCTTCCGTATGGTCTCATTTTGCTCGTGTTTACCTTCACATGTCACATTATATCCGTTTCTAATGACCCGAACATAAGCTCATCAGTAATTTTGCGAAATTCCTTTACAATATCATTTATCTGCTTACGTTCGATGCTTCTTAGCAAATGGGCTATCACATCCACTGTCCATCCGTTACCCGCTAAAGACATGGCCGTATTTGGGGCTATCCCATCAAGGTAATCATCCGGCAATGTCTGTAGCCTACACATCTCCACCGGGGTCAGGTATCTGAATTTGTCTTTCATGTCAAAGGCATTAGGATATCTTCCGGGCGGTAATGATGATATCACGTTATCTTTCATGACTGTTGTAAGGCAATTACTTTTCTTAATAGAGGTAGTATTCTTGTCTTTTCTTACTTCCAGACATTGTATGATTTTCACGTTCTTGTCATAGTCCTTTCGGTGTCCGTCCTCTCCTATCCTTCTACCGACAATGACTCCTATATATCTTCCTCTTATGGCTTCCGGATTCCAGTCCTTGTCATGCTCTAAAATATCATCCAATGATATATGCTTGTCTTTCGGCATTTCTACCGGCCAATTACACCAATAAAGACGATGCCGGGTCTGTGCCGAGACCAAGGCGCTATCGATTTCTACAGGCTCCACGCCCAGCTCTTCCGTTATCACCCGGCGATGCTCGTCCCGCATCCGGACGTTCTCGCCCAAGAACAGGATCTTACCTTTTGTCACCTTCTTTCCGGCTTTAAGAGCCTCTGCGTCTTTATCGGTAATCTTTTTCATGCTTTCGATATTTTATCGTTACAATTAAATTCATCTTTCATCCTGATCTTTATGCCTCCATATGATAATTCCTTATGAGCTGTGACAAAATAATCAACCGCATCTTCATCTAATAAACTATGCGGACACCTTTCCCATACAGGACTTTGATCTAGATGATCCCATGTAGCTACAAGTAACCTATTCTTGTCATTATCAATAGCTATTTTATATGTCCCTATAGTAGCCTTACGTTTAATGATCGCTCCATTTAACATCTGCTTCTTAGCCCAGCTCCATGAACCTCTCAACCCAAATGTCCTTATAACCCAGTCATTTATCTTCTTCATTTCAAGTTATTTGTTAAAAGCGTAATATAAATATAAATACATAAATTGGATAGGGCTATTCACCATACCCTTATCAGTAGGCTCGTCATACTTGTCAAGCCAAAGACGAAGCGCTTCCCAATCGATATCCTTATGGTCACAGACCATGCAGGCTAGGTTAGCCCCGAACAGATCCCCTCCGCCACGTAAAGACTCGTTAAATCTCTTGGCTAGCCTTTTCTTGAATCCTTTATTGTACCAAATACCGGAGGTAGCGGCATAACAATAATAAGCGTTGTATTTCATTTTCACACCCATCTTCTCAAATAAAGGCGTATGCCATATCCGGTCAAGGAAGAATACTATTCCACGATAGATAAAGGTTCGGAGATTCTTCCTGTATTTCTTCCCCAAGAAGCTATCTACGCAAGATATAGTTCCGCCTGAATAGTACCAGTTATTGGCGCCTCTCTTAACCTTATCCGTCATCTTGAACTTATTTTCCCTATCCTCTACCCTATCCCAAGGCTTTAATTTATCCTCGTTAAATGTTGGACAATAATGATAGTAATGATTGATCCATGAAAGGTATGGGTTGTATATCGTGTATCCATTATCGCTGACATATGAGTTTATATCATATCCAAGTTCTTTGGCTAGAATAGACCCTTCATCAGCTAATACCTTCAATATCGGGTTCAAGTTCCATATCTGGTCTTGGCTGACGAACATCGAATAACAAGGATCCTCATCCTCGCCATACCATCCTCCCATCCCGCTCACTATTTTATCCAAATCAAGTGAATAATCTTTCCCGGATAAAAAATCATCTCTAAGAAAAAAACCTCTATATGGGATCATGTCATATACACCCGGTTGATCCTCAAACATATGTTTAGCGTTCTCGGTCAATCTGATCAATGTTTGCAAGGCAGAAGATATATCTATGGGCGCATATTCACACCCATAGACCTTATTATTTATCCAAAGATATTGAAGAAGCTCGGCTATATTAATAGTCCCGTCCTCCACATATCCTGTCTTGTTATCGAAGTTTATTTTGGCTAGAGGTATATTACTTCCTTGTGGTTGGTCACTTTTTTCATTACAACAATGCACGAACCTGTCAAAGAATATATCTTTCCAACCAAAATATTTATCCCTTATCGTCATAAGCCTATTTCTTGTCGTATAACGACATGACGTTAATAAGATCAGCTTTTCTGGCCATCCCTTCAAGTTTATTAAAGCCATCCATGTTATCTCCACTGACGATGATAGTAGGATATACCTCTATACCGTACTTGGATATCTCCTCCTCCGCGGCCTTGTTCTCCGGAATCTGGTTTAACGTGACCTCACCCTCATACTCCTGTAATGTGTTGGCGATAATATATCGCATGTAATCGCTGTACTCAGCGTCTTTCTTCGTGAAAAAATCAATTCTTACCATTTTTAAATAGTTTTTAATCTGTTAATAATTAAATCAGCAGTAAATATAGCATTATCTACCTCATCTATACACATCTTCCTTCCATCGAAATCGTTAGATAATAAATCCTTAACAATCTGATATCTTCTCAACTCCCAATTTATGTCTATATCAAAATTCAGATACCTTACATAATCATAATTCAATTCATCATAACTATAATTGAGATACTTAACTATCGGAAATGGAGTATCATCATAAATAGTGCGCTTGATTAAATCAACGTATTTACCGGTTTTTTTATTAATAGCTCTTAATCTCTCATCTACTACTCTTTCTCCTGACTCTTCCATTCTGTAAGCCCTTTGTTATGTTTATCGTAATATAATAACGCTATGGCATTCCAGCACACTGCCGCCAGATGCATGAATCCCTCCTTGTCATATCTCTCCCCTTTCGTATAAGCGACCAAGTGTCTCATGAGTGCACCTAGATAACGATTGAACCCATCAGGTATATCTTGCCATGAGTTATCAGCATACTTCTTGGCACCTTCTGTATATACCCTCACGATGTCTTCTATCTCAGCCAAAGGAAGGAGGTCCCACCTAAGCTTACCGTCGACCCGGTCATTCTTGCCGCTGCCGTCCTTTCCGACGAACGGTGCGTCTGTCGTTTCCCACTCATTGGTATTACATAGACCCTCGCCGATAGGGCTATAATCCGTAAGCTTATCAACCTCTTCCTCATCAATAATCCTTAATTTAATAGCCCTGTTTAATGATACAACCATTTCCTCGTCAGCCCAAGCATATTCATATGATGCTTTAAATAATGGGCCTAATTTCATCATTCCTGTACGATCGGCGGTTTCAAGTACCTCAAATACCTCACCGTCATAAACAACCTTGTCGTATTTGTTAAATTCTTCTTTCATCTTAAATTCCTTTTTGCTTTATTATTATTACTGGGTCATCATTAAATGGAGACAATATCCCAATATGTAACAATATATTGCGTTCATCTCCCTCATTCTTATCGGCTTCAATAACATTGATATTTAATTTATCACTAGATATAATGTTGCTATTTATATTAGGCTCATTTTTGATTGTAACCCATCCCTTTTTAACTGATTCATGATTCCTTAGTTTATCAGCATCATCTTTCGTTAACCAATATTCCTCAAAAACAGTATC